CCCAATTATAGGTGATGCGAGTGTAATGGAAGGTAATCTTCCCACGGGGCATCGCACTACCAAGAGGGCAAGTGACCCGACTGGAACGTGGAGACTGCTTAACAATGGTGTTGCACCGGAGAAAAGCACCACCGAACAGATAACCGACCTATGCGGCATCCTGGAGTCCTATTCAAAGATTGATGTGGATTTGGCTTCACTTAATGCTAATGAGGCGGCTTTCAGAGCATCAGAGGATAACGCCTTTATTACTGGTTTTAATGATACCGTAGCAACCGCTATCTTCTATGCGAATCAGAATAAAGACCCTGAGCAGATGCACGGACTATCGCCACGATACAATAGTCTTACATCTCCGGCGGGTGCATCATCTTCTCAAGTCATCGGTTGTGGTGCTAGTGGGGATGACATTAGCTCCATCTGGATAATTACCTGGGGGCCGAACACCTGCTCACTAATGTTCCCTAAAGGGAGCAAAGCTGGCTTGCAGAGTGAAGACCTAGGCAAGCAACTGGTTACTGATGCTGGCGGTACTAATACCTATCAAGCTTGGGTGACTAAATTCCAGTGGAAGTTGGGATTAGTCCTGAGAGATTACAGGTATGTAATCCGAATCTGTAACATAGACATTTCAGATCTGACTTCTGACGCCGCAACCGGCGCTGACCTATTGGACAAGCTGCTTGAGGGTTACTATGCCAGGCCGACTGTAGACCTGGGGAATATGGGCAAGACGTTCATCTATTGCAACAAGACGATTGCCAAATTCCTGCACAAGCAGGCACAGAACAAGTCTAACGTCAACCTGTCGATTGATAACCCGGCTGGCAAACCCGTAGTGAACTTCCTTGGTGCACCAGTACACGTCTGCGATAACCTGAACGTGCTTGAAGACCAGGTGGAATAAGGAAAGGGAGAAAATAAAGGAGGATAACAATGTACATAGATAAATTACTAGAAATCTGCACTTCGCTAGACCTTGGTGCGTTAGGCGATGTAACCACACTTAGTGAAAACAGCGTTGACCTGGGTGCAGCTAAGGACTTGTCTAAGGGGCGACCACTGTATGCAGTTGTCACCATTGAAGAAGCCTTTGATGGTACTTGTAACTTTCAGGTGATAACCGATTCCGTGGCGACCTTAGCTGATACACCGACAGTCCACTCGACAACTGGGGCTCTTGCATCTGCAAGTCTTACGTTAAATCGTGAGCCTATTGTAATCCCGATAGGCAATCCCCTGAGTGTATCAGAGCAATTTCTCGGCATGCAGTTCACTTGTGCTGGGTCTACAACTACAGGTATAGTCTCAGCGCACATCGGCTTTGAAACGCCGTAGGAAGGAAAATAAACATAATAGCGGGGGGCGCAGAGTTCCCCGCTAGTAACAAAAGGAGGTTACTATTATGCTTTGGAAAGGAAGACACATATTCAATATCCTAGAGGCTAAGCAGTATAGGGGTTTGGTACAGATGCCATCGGGCAATACCTACTATGTAGACCCAGACCATTCCTATGCTAGTGATGCTCATAGAGGGACAGATCCCGACCGACCGTTATCCACAATTCAGGCAGCGATTGACCTGTGTACCGACTTTAATCAGGATTTCATCTTCGTGCAACGAAGGTTGACCACGGACATTACGACCACGACACCTATCCTGATGAACAAGCACACAGTTCACCTTGTAGCTGTATCTAATCCGAATCCACAGGGAGCCTTGGTTCGCCTGGTTCATACCAATGCTACGGACAACATCATCGAGTTTCCCCAGGATAGTGGATACCATTGCGAAGTGGCTGGATTTGGCTTCGCTGGTGGTGCTACTGAAAAGGGAGGTATTGCTTCAACTGGTCAAGGTGGTGGGCATGTTGGCGTGTGGGTTCATCACTGCAACTTCGGCGGCCTACTTACGAAAGGTACTCCTGATTATGGGATATTCGATCCAATAGGCGGTGAGATGATGTCCTGGACAATTGAGGACAACAGCTTCTATGGTTCTGGTGATAACGCCAAGGGTTTAATCGCTGTAGATGGCATCCTTGCTGGACCGCTTGCGGGTTCGGGGAGTAGCAAGCACCTCATAATCCGCAGAAATATCTTCATGGGTATCCCAGGCGTTGCTATCTCTATTCGCAGGTCTTCAGGGGTGATGATACTTAGTAACAGTATCAAGATGGATGCTGCGCACGCCGGTGCAGCCATTACGCTTGATGCTGGCTGTCTCGGTTGTTGGGTATCATGGAATGATTCCAACATTGGTAGTACCGATGCTCAGACTAATGGTGGCTATCGTGACCTTGCTGCTGGCGATGCAAACACATGGAGTTCAAACTGGTGTGGTGGTGTAGTAGCTTATCCTGCCGCTTCATAAGGTAGGGCTAAATATGCCAGTATACAGGTACTATTGCGCTGAGTGCTCGGAAGAGCAAGAGGCTATCTTGCCAATGGGGAAGCGAGATAACGCAAGGATTCATACTTGCGGCTCTCCCATGCAACGGCTTCCTACTCTTTCGGCACCAGCGCAATTCTCTGTAACAGGTAGAGCTAAAGTCTTGCAGGCCCTCAATAAAGAGGGTGAGTATGACTTGCCTACTCAGCCAGGCGATAGGCCACGAATGGAAGCTGCTATGGCTAAAGGACTAGATCAGTCCCGGCCAGTAATCGGCAGGGGATTCTAAAAAAGAATAGGCTTTGGGGGTTGGCCATATAAACTAATCCCCGACTTGACCTGATTTATTGTGGAGTTGGAAACAACTTCGGGGCTTCTGAGCCAATAAAATAAGGAGGATACAATGGCT